TGTTTTGAGACTAGTCTTAAACTCTTCTAACTTTTCATGCTCAGTATTTCTGTTTTTAAACTGCTCGGTAATAGTTTGAATTTCTGATTCAAGTTCTCTAATCTGCTTCTGGTTGATAGAGATGTGAGTATTGTTTTTAGAAATGCCATTATTGAGTTTAGTAATCTCCTTTGTGAGTTTGACAAAATGACGCTCTCTTTCCTTTTCTTGTTCGATAGTTTTCTCCAAGTCTTCAAAACCTTTCTTTAGTTTCTTAGCCTCAGATTGAGCATCTTCAATCTTATTTAAACGAAAGTCCTCTTCTATATGTTGTGTACAGGTAGGACAAACCGTATTCTCTTTGAAGAACTTGTGCTCTTTTGTAATGGTAGATACCTTATTTGATATCTGACCTTTAAAGTTGTTCAGTTTGGACAGTTTCTTGTCAGCACCCACAAACTTTTCTTGCTCTGTACTTGTGTCACGAACTTTAATCTCTAACTTTTCATTTGTAATTACATACTCATCAGTTTCTTTGATAAGATCATTAATTTTATTTTTTCGATTCTTTACATCTTCTTTACTACGATTTTCTATCTCCTTTATAAACTTATCCTGCATCTGAATCTTATCTTCTAAATTCTCTTTTTTCAAAACTAATGATCGAACCTGTTCTTTTTGTATTCTCAATTTATCTTTCAATAAATTATTCATGAATGAGAAGATACGAATGTCAAGCAAATCTTCAATCACATCACGACGAACTGAACTTGATAGTTGCATGAAAGGAACAAAGGTGCTACTTCCAAGTATGACTATCTGTGTGAACGATCTATAATTAACTTTAAGTATATTATCCTCTAATATTTTTTGATTTGATCTATCATCAGCCTGCCGATGTAATGGTTCTCCATTAACTTCTATATCAAATACATTAGGTTTGATTCCTCTTCTTATTAGATATTCTCTTGAATTTACATCAAACTCTAGTTCAACTACACACTCTCTTTCATTAACTGTATTAAGAAGTTGTAATTTATTAATTTTACGGAATGGTTTATTGAATAGAACAAATGTTAATGCATCTAACAAGGTGCTCTTTCCAGATCCATTATGTCCGATTATTAAATTTGTATTGTGTTCAAGGAAGTCAATTTCTGTCCAACGGTCTCCTGTTGACAGGAAATTCTTCCATTTAATCTTCTTGAATCTTATCATTACTAGGTGGAATCACGAGGTCATCTGGTGTGATGACAGCATACTTATAATTATACATGCTACAGGTCTTTATGGCAAGGTCATCTTCAACTTCTATAACATGCATATCTTTTGATTCAAGATTATCCTCTAACATCATTGCATATCTAACAGCATCATCCTCTTCCTCAAAAAGAAAAAGAACCCTATTACCATCAGAGTCTTGAACAGCGTATGCACCGTCATCTTTCCTACTATTAAGAGTTAGTAAATACATTATTCTACCTCGCAGGCTTGTCTGTACAGATCACGAAAAATATTTTTTACAATTCCTTTATCAAACTCAATCTCTGCTTCATCAATATAACGATTCAATATTGAAATTGTATTTTCATCTTCTTCAACATCAAAGTCTTCATTCTCAACGATTGCAAAATTTTCAACAATCTTTAAATCCTGAACTCCTGAACGATATAATTTATCAATAAATTTTTGGAATTCTTTTGGACTTGATTTTTTACGAACAATAACTTTTACAATTTTATTTTCATATTCAGTAGTATTAAACAACTGATGATTAGTATCTTCATAATACACGTTATAGAATAATTTATAAGGATTATTAATTGAAGTGTGTTCTAAAGTATCTGTATCAAATAATGTAAATCCTCTTGGATCATTAACATCATTCCAAAACATCTCATATGGATTACCCAAGTAAAATATTTTACCATCAGTAGATCGTGTATGAAAATGTCCAGAGAACACTTTGTCAAACTTATTAAAAACATTTACATCCATACCATCTTCCATCATATGACCACGAGTTGCCTTAAATCCATTCAACTCAAGATGTCCCATTGCTATCTTAGCTGGTGATTTTGTAATAACCTCTAAGGTTTCGTCATAGTTATCAACACTTATCCACGGTAAAAGAAGAATATCTAGACCATCTAGTTGAATATCTTTTGCACTTGAATATGTTGTAATATTATCATAGTTAGTTAATAACAATTCTGGAGAGTTGATTTCATTTGTGTTCTTATAATAACAATCATGATTTCCTGTGATTGCATGAACCTTATACTTCTTCATTGGTTCAAAGACAACTCTTTTAGCCCACTCAAGACTATAGTAATCAATCGACTTACGACTATCAAAAACATCACCCATATGAATGATAGTATCAATACCCTCTGCTTCTAATGAAGGAAAGAATATATTTTTATAGAATAATTCAAAATAATCATGTAAATGTTTTGATCCCTTACGAGCACCGTAGTGGGTATCAGTTATTATAGCTACTCTCATCTATTTTTCTTCTGTGCAATGTTATCCTTAATCGTATTATACTCAGACATTGCTCCTGTCAATGCACCATCTTCAACAGTCATAACTTCGTCAAATCCAGTCTTTTCAATAATCTTATTCTTGATGTCTAATTGTTTCTTCTCCTTCTGTATGCGTCTCAGAAAGGCATAATGAATAATCTGCGTAAAGTATGCAAATGGATTGCGAGACTTCTCTGGATCGAAATTATGAATGTATTGCACACAGTTTTCAATTCCATCAGATATCATATCATCACGAAACATATAATTTACAAAATTTGGTTTATATGATAAGTGGGTAGCAATCTTTAAAAAACAAGATCCAAGATAATTGGTGATTCTAGGCTTTGGTAAATCATTCTCTTTTGCATAAGCGACCTTGCCTCTATAGACAATAAGTGCCTCTAAGAGTTCTTTGTTATTTACATAATGTTCAGACTTCTTTCTAGGCATGACATCTTATCTGTCGTAACTATATTCTATTATAGCATATTTATTTTGAATGACAAGTTTGATGACAGATGATAATTATTTCAGTTTTAAGAGGTGACGGGGTGACAAACTTAACATACTTGACAAAACCTCGTTATATGTGTACAATAACCTTTGTAAGGTTTGAAAGGCAATTAAGGCTCTTTTGAATCAGACTTAAAGATCCTTTCAAGGGATTCTCTTTTCTTTTGAACACTAGATATGTAACCTAGTTTAGGATCTCCAGGCCAACTGATTCTTCCTTTTTTATTTCTAGATTTTATAACTTGGAGGTCATCCTCGTCTTTCTCTTCGATATATTGTTTATAAATTGAAATTAACTTCTTATCGTGACATTCTGTCATTGTGATTACTTTATCCATTCTAAGTACAAACATATCTTCTTCCGTCATATCCATCCAAGGAGTTACTTTAATATAACTGAGTTGATTTGACTGCGGATGAAGTGGTTTCATCTTAATTGGATTATGTAATATTAATATTGGTTCATCTTCACTTTCATCCACACAAACGAGTGCGAAGATTTCCTCTCCGGATACAAGTTTAAGAATGCTGTAAAATTCGTCTCCCATTACTTTTTAAGTGAGATGTTAATTATTTCATAATTAAATTTTTCATAGTTATAGATTTTTAATCTTTCTATGAGATGATTTAAAGTGTAGTTACGTCTTGACTTATATGTTGCATCATCAGCTATATCATATAAAGTTGCCTTTACTTTGTTGTTTCCTTTACGAAGCACTCTTCCGATGGATTGGAGATTTCGTATACGCGACTTGGAGGGAGAAGCGAAAATAACGTTATGGAGATTACGGATATTGATACCAGTAGAAAAAGTTCCATAGGAGGCCACGATAATGGCGTTATTTTCATTTTCAGTGATTTCACGAACTTTTTCACGATCTTCAGCATCTACTCCACCATGAACAAAAAAGGTTTGACGTTGTTCAAGTACGTTATTATTTATTAGGTCAAATAAAACCTTTCCATGACCTTCGACTCTTGAAAACAATATAAGTGTATTGCCTTTAAGATCAAGTGCTAGGTTTCGGATAAATTTATTTCTTTTTTCGTTTGTAATTATAAACTGTATTTCGTCTTCAAATGTTTCAAACTTTTGCGGTGGATGTTTGAGAAGTAAGATATTAATGTCAAGTTTTGCAACATGACCTTTGGTCATGAGGTCTTTCGTCCCTATAATTTTGTATGATGGCCCAAATAAACCCTCTAAAACCCACTTATGAGTCTGTGTTCCATCCAGTGTACCAGTAAATCCAAACCTAAATTTTGCATGGTCAAGTTTTGTCATTATAGATATTAATGACTTTGATTTAAATTGGTGCGCCTCATCCCCAATCACAACACTAAATCTTTTAAAATACTTTCGGGGGAGTTTGTAGATTGATTGCCAAGTTGTTATAATTACTTGAGAGTCTGTCTCTCGTTCTTTTCCTGCGTATATCTTGTGGCAAAATGAACCTACATCCCAACCATAGTCTGCAAAATCTTTATACATCTGTTCTACTAACGAAGTCGTCGGAACGACTATCAGAGTATTTTCACCTCGCTCAACGTAATATCTCACAATCGAGTATATCATCAGAGACTTTCCTGAAGCAGTTGGGGATATCAACAACCTTCTATTATGTCTTAGAGCGTCGAATACTCCCTCAATTTGGTACTCACGGGGAGCATACTTACTAATAGATGTTATATAATCTTTGACACCCTCAAATGAGATGTGCTCATTGATCTCAAATGGTGTGCCATAATATTCGTTGTCTACAAAAGAGTAACTATATCCGTGATCTTCGCAAAATTTTTGTATCTTATCTAAAAGCCCTACGTATATTTGCCCATTATTAACATTAAAAAGTCGAATTTTTCCGTCCCAGTACCGATTACGATACTGTGGCATGAACTTGGCCCCCGGCAACTCAAATGTAAACTGATCTGACAGTTCGTAGAATACATGAGGTTCCGATTCTATCTGAAGATAGACTTCATTCTTCTTCAGTATTGTCAAATGAGACATGACTATAGGAATCACCTATAGTTATTTATTACCTCTCTCTTTGAGTAAAATTGATACCTTGCATATGATCAAACTCATGTAAAAAGACTCTTGCAGCAAATCCTTCCAATTTTATCTTATGATCAACCTTGTTCTCATCTTCATACTTAACTATGACTGTCTCTGACCTTTCTACCTCTATGAACTCATCCGGATAAGATAAACATCCTTCTTCCATTACAACAGTCTTTGAGGATTGTTTAACTATTCTAGGATTAAAGCATGTCAGTATTTCATTACATTCAAGATCCTTCACCATAATAAAAACTCTCTCATTGATACCGATTTGATTTGCAGAGAGTCCAACTCCATTATGATGTAACATATTCTCATAAAGAATCTTACTTAACTCTGCACGATCTAAGTCATAACTACATTTTTTGACTCTTTCATGTAATATTGGATGTGTATTTGGTATTAATTGTAGTATCATTAGAATCCTGATTGAAATCTTTGCCACTCGATGGCATTTTTTATTTGATATGTACGGCCAGATATATTTCTAATTATCTCTTCAAGAAATTTGAGTGTCACATCATAGTATCGTATCTTCATATCTACCTGACTGAGTTTTTCATCAGCATCCAAATATCTTTGGATTGCATCCTTTTCTCTTACCTTAAAACTAAAAGGTTCTTCGATATAAACTTCTGCAGGTGCTTTACCAGTATAGAAGTTATGTCTTTCCAACTTTACCCTACTATACTGCTCTCTTGCTTTTTCACGAAGAAGTGTTATTGTATTATAGATTGTATAATATTTTGAGTGTAGTTGAGGTATTTTAAGTGACTCATCATGTAAGTTGTCAGGATCAATGACAGCATCACGCTCCCACATTTCCTGAATTTTATCAAGATTCATAGCAAATTGCCAGATGTATCAGTTATATTATATACAGTATAGCGGAAAGCTGCACTTGCTGTAAAGTAGTTTATGTCGGTTTCTGTAGCATCAAAACTAAGGGAAGTTAATGATACAGGAAATAAGTTTTGAAATTTAACTACTGCAACATCTCTAAGATTACTATTTAAAATATGTAAACCACCGTCACAATACTGCTCTTCAAGATCCCTTATACCATCAGAATCTGTTGTTTTATCAATAAACTGTTGTGGTGTTTCTGGGAAACCTAAACCAGTCAACCAATTATGAACTGCCATGTAATTTTCCATATTTTCATCAACTAGAAAACGAATTTCTAAATCTCCGTAAGTTAATTTTTCACCGGGAACATCTATATTTTTCAAGTAAGATGGTTGTTGATATGTTCCTAAAGTAATTTCTGGTATCAAAGCGGAGTTACAGAAAAATGTTATCTTAGGAAATTTTGCAAGTGAAAACTTAAAACCTACTGGTGATAGGAAATTACGATTACCGATTTGTCCGGCAAGTGGGCCACGAGTCGATGATGTCATTTTTTAGTTTTCTTCTTCATTGAATTAATAAATTTACGGTATATTGCTGCCTCTGCAGATTTACCCATCACCCGTGCTCGCTGCTCCATTGCGATTGCTGCCTGAATCTTGTGAGCATGAGATCTATTTGATTTTCTAATCTTTGCAACACTGGATCTCGCTGTTGATTCATCTTTG